ATATTGGGTGGATGTGGTTTAATATATTTAAATTCTTTAGGTTAGCAAAACTTAGATAGTAAAAAAGGGCTCCGAAGAGCCCTTTTTATTTCACTATTTCATATATAAGACGCTATGCGTCGATACTCATTTAGTATGTGAATTATTTACAAAAGCATACATTTTTTCTGCTGTTTCAAGAACCTTATCAAGACCTGGAAACTCAGGCATGTTTACTTTAGTGATGACTTGGCCAGTCTTCTCGTTGCGCTCTGCACTTACTTCCCAACCTTGCCACTTAGCGTGAAAGTCTTGTGCTACTAGATCCTTTGCCATTTGTAGGATCTCTGTGCGGATTTCGTATCCGTTCTTGTTAAATTTAACTTCAGGCATTTTTACCTCTGGAAAATTGATTCCGTTACTTGACATATTATTCTCCTTGTGTGTTAGTGTGTCAATTATTCTGCTTTTGGTTCTACTTTGTAAGGAGCAGCAGAATTCTCCTTGTTCTTTGGAAACATTACCTTAGACAATGATTCCACAGAATATTTAGCAAGTTCTACAGCGTTGTCGGCTAACATCAACGCAAACTTGGTTTGAGCATCAATATAGGCGTGTGCAGCCTTGTTGAGCGTAGGATCTTTGATGACTTGATTAGTAACGACCTTTTTGGTGTTCTGAAAAGATTCAATATAAAAACTTGGTGAAAACATAACTCCTCCTTGTGTGTTTGTGTATGTATTATTATATATCTCTGGGGGAAAGAAAGCAAGACCAAACATGAACTGATATGTCCTATTAGTCTCTGAGCATCAGTTCTTTAGCCAGATCGTGTCTGCCCATACGACTTAGATGAGTTGCGGCTCTTGCTCTGGCGAAACCGTCGAGAAACAACGATATTTTTTCTAAAACTGTTTTCATATAAATTTTCCTTGTGAGATTTTGTGTTCGAACTCTTTGGTAAAGTGTTCAACGTCTGCGGCGTTTTGTGGATACCGACTTGCGATATAGCGTTCTAGTTCGCTATTGTAGTGCTGCTTAGGAAACATTTCGGCGAGTCGCTCTAAAATCCTAAACATTTGCTCTGATAGGGCTTTCATTGTATAATCCTCTGTAAGTGTGTGTAGAGACTCATGGTTTCTACTAAGTTTATTTAGCATAAGTAATGTGCGATCGCACAAAACCCAATTTTTTAATTACCAGCAAAACACAATAAATAACTAATAGAGTTATTGCTTATGAAAATCAAAACAAGATCAATCTTACAAGAACTTAACAACTTTGCCCATACACGCAATACAGAATTGCTTATGGAGAGCAGGGCTACCAATATTATTAATTCTGCCATTAATCTTATCGAAAGTTTTTATGCAAACTACGACGAAGAGACAGCAGGAGAGTTAGAGCGCCGATTAATCAATTCCATCAAGGGCAGAGATACACAGCGTTTTGTAAGAGGTATTAGGAAAGTCAATGCTCCAACACCTAAGTTTGACAAGGAATAATATGGGTATTTTATTAGAAGGCGGAAATGTATTCAAAGACGATGCTGGAGTTATACTAACCAAGCGTATCGCCCGCGCCGATGTAATACCCACAGTCCAATGGTTAGAAACTGTTACAGGACTAGAACTTACAGATCACATGTTAGGTACCACAGGCAAGAAAGAATCCAGCGGCGACCTAGATTTAGCCATTGATGCTAACGAAGTAAACAAGAACGATTTCGCTAATGCACTAGGCGAATACATTAAAAAGCAAGGCGGTGATCCCAAAGAATGGATCAAGAAATCCGGTATTTCAGTACACTTCAAAACCCCCATTAAAGGAGATCCTGCCAACGGCTATGTACAGGCAGACTTTATGTTCGGAGAACGTGACTGGATGAAGTTTTCTATGACAGGTGGCAATGAAGGCAGCCCTTATAAAGGAGCCCATCGTCACATGTTGTTGAGTAGTATTGCAAAAGCACGTGGAATGAAATGGTCATTTCAAAACGGACTAGTCAATCGAGATACCAATGAAGTTATAACCAAAGACCCGAACGAAATTGCTAAGAAGTTGTTAGGTCAGATGGCCGGTCCAAAAAATCTAGAATCAGTAGAAAGCATCATAGATGTTATTATAAAATTGCCTAACTATGAAGAACTAGTGGCCGATGCTAGAGAAAGTTTATCCAAAGACGGCGTTGAACTGCCCAAGTCGAAACAAATTGAAAGTTATCAAACAGGAACTGTAGCATGGTTCCGTAGAATGATCGAAGCCGTTAAATGAGAGCATTTGAAATTATCACAGAGAAATGGAGCCAAAAATACAAACGCTCTATCAACTGCTCTAATCCCAAAGGATTTAGTCAGAAGGCCCATTGTGCCGGCCGCAAGAAAAACGAAAGTGTAAACGAAGCAGAAGCGCCTAAGCAATTGGGTCGTGCATTTAATCACTTAGAAGATCTAGTATTCTTCCAAGGTACAGCAGGTACTAAGGAAGCACTTCAACATATTAAAGAAATTGGTACTCCAGAAGGTTCCGAAACTATCCGCATGAAGTGGGACGGCAATCCACAGATATACTGGGGTAGAGAAACTGCTGGTGGTCCTTTATTGTTAGGTGGACACAATGGTTGGAGTCGTGGTGCCAGAACAGATAGTCCTGAAGCCGTTAAAGACTTCATTGCCAACAAGAGTGGTGCACCTAAGACTCCAGAAGAAAAGGCCGAACGTGAAAAGTTTGCATCAGAATTTGCTAGCCTATATCCTTTATTCGATGCTGCTACTCCTAAAGACTTCGTAGGATTTGTCTATGCAGATGGACTGTTCTTACAGCGTCCTCAGATAGACAAAGAAGGTGTATATACATTCTGTCCTAACCCTAAGAGCCAGACTTGTTATCATGTTAGAGCAGACAGCGAATTAGGTAGAAGAATCGGCAAAGCACAGGTTATGGTAGTGGGACATGCATTCTTCCCAGAATGGGGTATGCCAGACTCGTCGCAGAAACCTATCAGCGATTTCAGCAAGTTCAACAGCAATCCTAATCTAATAGTGCTTGGACCTATATACAATAAAAAGCCTGTTAAGGTTGACACTAAGGCCGTAGACAAAGTAGAAAAGTATCTAACTCAACATTCGCAACAGATAGATAACTTCCTTGCTGACATGCCGGGACTAGCAGATCTAAAGAATATTATCTATACCTTTGTTAACCAAACAGCCAAAGCCAAACAATTAGACAATCTAAGTGCGAACCAGTTCTACGATTGGTTGAGCAAGTCTAAGGTGAGTCCAGGCAAACAGCAGAAGATACAGCAAAAAGCAGAAGTAAATCCAAACTCTTTAGAAGCCATTTTTACATTGGTAAAAATGATACAAGATATGAAAGATCAGATTATTGATCAAGTAGAAGGCGAGCAGGGCGACATCTGGGATACACAGGGCGAAGGGCGTGTACGCTACGCAGACCCTAACAAACAGTTTGGAAATGTCAAATTAGTACCACGCAAACGCTGGACTCCGACCTAAAAACGGCTAGTATCCGCCTATTTTTTTCCAAACCTAATAAATAAGTATGCCAGTCCCTGAGCGGGACTATTGATTAGAGGAGAAAATATCATGGCAGACATTTCAAGTTTAGCAGTTGGCTCAACAACCGTTGGTGCTAACTACAATGTTTTCAGTATCGTTAACGGTATTGCAGGCAAGACCACAATCATCAGCGCATCTAAGACAAACATGACCAATGCTGAAGTTGCCACACTTGTTAAAGGTTTAACAGTGACAGTAACAGCAGGTACTAATGACGCATTCAGCGTAGCAGGTATCGGTACAGCAACTGGTGCTGCTTTCGAGTCTGGCGTAACTGACGTTATCTACATCGTTCTACAAGGTACAGGCGTACACACCGCAGGTGCTAACTGGAATGGTTCTGGTTTCACAACCGCAGTTGTCGCAGTATTCCAAGACAAGAACAACAACTAATTTTAGTTGATTCCTAGGGATGGGAAGGAGAAGAGCGGAATTTATTTCCGCTCTTTTTTTATCTGCTTAAATAGTAGCAGATTATGAAAAGATACTGTGTTGTAACCCTAGTAGACATAACAAGATCCAATCCTGGCAGAATTGAAACAGATAGGATTAAATTAGGACAGCAGGCCAATTTTAATTCTCTCATTCAAGCAGTGGGATTAAGGTCAAATTTTGAGTTTGATACTGACCCTAAAATGAAAACAGGGGTATTGCCCTACGACATAGGTGGCAAAGCCAATCATTGGATCTGGGTGTTCAAGACCGAACGCGATGATGTATATAGAGAAAATAACGATCCTGTTTTTTTACTAGTTAAAGACCTAAACGGTGTTCCTGTAATATCCGAACTAAATAATAATGTTGATATTGATCCAGCATGTTTTATCACCGAAGGTAAGAAAACCAATACCTGGGTATTTGAATTGGACGATATCGTATAAATACACAATAAGGCACAAAATTAGGCATTCTTAACTTAGGCACATGTCCGGAGCGGACCTTGACTTAACATACAGGAGACAGCCTAAATGGCCACAGTAGTAGAACGTGTGGGTGTACTTGAAACAAAAGTACAGCACATAGATGAGAAAATCGATGATTTAAAGGTAGGTGTGAAAGATATGCACGACTGCCTAGATCGTACTAGAGATACACTGTCGGAAACCCTTCAGCACATGAGAGATGAATCTAATCAACAGCATAGCGAACTAGCAGGCAAAATTAAAGATCTAGAAAAGCAAAAACAGAAGTTAATGATGTACGGTATGGTTGGCATGGCATTTTTTGCAGGGCTAGGTTGGACCGGACA